TCAGGAATGACTGACTCAATTAAATCCATGTTTTCTGACTCGAATCATAGTATCCTATCAAGCTACATTGGCCGTATAATGGAGGTTGAGTATATGGAGAAAACCTCCGATGGAAACCTTCGCCACCCAAGGTTTATTAGACTACGAGAGGAGATAGAAAAATGAGCTATCATGATGCAAAAAGTGTAGGTTACTATCCGGGAGCCAATGGTCCTACTGGAGAAAAAGGCAAGAAAGGACCGATTGGTCTTAATAATTGTCCTTCGTGTGACTCGACTAAGTTATGGTGGGACTCAGACCGAGACATTACTATATGTAATAACTGTGGTTGGACCGATGAACACTATGCTTCCCGCTCTAGAAAACTTGACCCGATTGACTGTACTGAAGGCCGTATTTCCAGACACAGAATGTTTATGGAGATGGCTAAGGTTGCTGCTAGGAGAGGAACCTGTGACAGAGCTCGTGTAGGAGCAGTTTTAGTCAATAACAACAACAAAGTAGTTTCCGTCGGCTACAACGGTGCACCTCACGGTGAACCCCATTGTGATAAAGTGGGGCACTTGATGTTCAACGGCCACTGTATCCGCACAATTCATGCCGAGGAGAATTGCCTTGACGGGGTTACACTTTGTGGTCATTATACTCTGTATGTAACTCACTATCCTTGTGCTAAGTGCCAGATTACTATTTTCGAGAAGCTCAAGGAAGATGGCGCTACAATGGAAATCATCTACAGTGATGATTATGGTAAACACACTCACTTCGAGGGCCTTAAAGAGATTTATCCATCTCTTCAATTTACAAGTTTACAAGACGCTGATGGTGTGATATAATAGAATTGATGAAAGGAGAATCTTGATGGACTGTAAAGAGTGCCCTTTTTGTCAAGACTCAATAAATGGACCATTACCAGGCCGTTGGGTAGGGCCACAGGGTGATGGGCCTGTTATGATGGTAGTCGGTGAAAGCCCGACTCTTGGGGATGACCAGAAGCACAAAGTGTTTACTGGGCAACGTGGTCGTATGATTGATGAAGTCATACGAACGGTTGTTCCTGAGGCTAGGGTGTTTTACACAAACATAATGGGCTGTAGAGTTGTAGATAGTAAAGAGCTTAAAGACGATATTATTACCAATTGTATGGGTGTTATGGACTTTGAGGCTGTATTCGATAAAGTACAGCCTAAAGTCATAGTCACCCTTGGCAACATAGTTCTTAAAGCTCTCACAAAGCGTTCAGGTATAACTACTTATCGTGGAGCTGAGTTAGAGTACAAAGGTTGTTTAGTCATACCCACCTATTCACCGGGTGCTGTGTTGAGGTCCCCCAAGTATAATGTTCCCTTCAAAGCCGATATCTTGAAGGCCTGTCTTACTCTCACAGACCACGCTCAAAAATACGCTTATCAATATGTACCAGTCATGACTCGAGACACGCTTAGGGACGCTCTGAATACGCTACAAATGATGAAGAGAACGAATAAATTACAATATTTATCATTGGACCTTGAGACTACAACCTATGACTATTGGAGGCCCGAAACTAAGATTATGACTATCGGCTTTTGTGCCGACGGCCATAAATGCTACAGTATTCCTGTGGACCATCCTCAGAGCCCTTGGAGAGGCCAAGGAAAAACTATTATGAATCTCTTACGACCTTACTTTTGTGACCCGAGTATTCCTGTAGTAGGGAATAACTGGAAGTATGACCAGAAGTGGGTGAGAGCAAAGCTTGGGGCTACTATTAACTTTGGCCCTGATAACATGCTACTTAGCTATGCTAACGACGAGAACTCCCCCCACGGGTTGAAATACCAAGCAGACGTCTATTGCAATTCAGGGAAGTATGATAAAGATTTAGTCTGGCCTAAAGAGTTTGACCCGGTAGTAGATAACATTGAAAACAAAGTTGCAGAGTATATGTCAATGAACTTAGCAAAGCTGATGAAATACAATGCCCTTGATGCGTTCTATACTTGGCATGTTTACCCTATAGAGCTTGAACGACTTAATCAAGATGAGCGAACTAAAAACATTTATACTCATTTGCTTGAAAAAGGCTCCCACCTATTTGTGAGAGTTGAAGAAAATGGTATGTGGGTTGACCCGGACCGAATTAAGGATGCTACTGCTGAGTGTGAATACAATCTTACTGAAGTAAAATCAGTTCTTGATAGTCTTATCCCTGAGGGCTGGTGTGAGAGAAATCTTAACAAGAAGCAACAAAAAGAAGGCTTTAATTGGAACAGTACAAAACAGCTTGGACAACTATTTTTTCAAGAAGATGGCTTTAACTTTCCAATTCTAGCTAAAACTGAAAAAGGGGCACCAAGTACAGCTGAAGCCACTATTATCAACCTTGATGCTTCCATCGAACACCCAGCACTAAGGGGCTTACTTGAGTATCGTAAATGGGCCAAATATATGAGCACATATCTTAGGCCTTGGGCCGCTAAGCTGGACAAAAACTCAAGGCTACACCCTAATTTTAAGCTTCACGGGACCGTGACTGGTAGACTCTCTGGCGAAGATGGTGTTCATCAAGTACCAAGAGATAAGTTTATTAGGCAGCTTATTGGGGCTCCTCCAGGCTGGTCCTTCCTAGAGATTGATGGTTCACAGATTGAATTACGGGTAGCAGCTGCTGTAGCTCATGAAAACACAATGCTTCGTATTTATGCCACAGGAGGGGATATACACAAAACGACAGCCGCTGCAGTAACTCACAAAAAGATTGAAGATGTTACTGGAGATGACCGAAAGAAGGCTAAAGCTGTAAACTTCGGCTTTTTATACGGTATGGGCTGGAAAAAGTTTAAGATATACTCTTGGGAAAAGTATGGTATTAGAGTTAGTGATGCAGATGCAAATGCTTTCCGAGAACGGTTCTTCGAATTATACCATGATTTACCAGAGTGGCACAAAAAAATGAGACGTCTTGTTAGACAACTTGGCTATGTGGTTTCACCTATTGGTCGTAAAAGAAGACTCCCTGATATTTTCTCTTCTGATGAGGGTATTCAGGCTGCAGCTGAACGGGAAGCAATAAACTCTCCTGTTCAAGGGTTCGGTAGTGACTATGTGCTTGCGGCTGCAATTGAGATGTACTTTAAGCATATTTTACCAAAAGACCCGGACTTCAAAACCATCAGACCTGTGGGCTCAGTTCATGACGCTATCTATTATGAGATAAGAAATGATAAAATTGACTATTGGGCTCCCATTATCAAAGCTACTTTTGATGATGCCACAAGACTCAAAGACTGGTTTAATTATGAACCCCCCCTTCCAATTACAGGGGACATAAAGTTAGGTAATCATTGGGGAAATGCCAAAGAGTGGAATATAGGGGAACCATATCCCCATGAAATGAGGTAATAATATGCCAAAAATTAGCCTTGATTTTAGTGAAGTAGACGCCCCCACAGGTAAACAGGTGGACTTCGTTCAAGACATTTGTAGGGAGCTGGATATCGACAAACCGGAAGAATATACAAAGGAAGCCTATTCGGAATTTATTGACCTGTATGCGGAAGAATATTACTATGAAATAAACCGACAAAGGAGTGGTTACTGGTGAAAGAAAAGGCTTTTAGAGCTAATGCTACGGATATTAACAAGACACCTACCGAGGTAAGGTATATCTTTATTCTTGAACTCAAGAACAGTGGTAGGGGTAACTCGATTGGGGTTCTTATGACTTATAGGACTCTTGGGGAGAGCTTAAAGTTAAAACCTCAGTCCATCAGAGTAGCAGACCTAAAGACAAATATTATTTCCCAGCTTCGTTTTGACCAGATGGAGAACTTTCTTGATGAGTGGAGAGAAAATTATTTTGACCCTGACTGGGCTATCCCCTTTCAATTCTTTAAGTAAACTTTGCAGTTGACAAATTGAGCGAAAAGTCTTATAATATAATTATGAAAGAAGGGGTAGCAGTGAAAACCAGAGGTGGTAAAGTTCCCATTGATATCGGCATATGTGATGGTGAAGGTTTACTTGAGCTCTCCGTATCACGAGCTAAAAAGTGGAAAGCTTGTCAAATAGCTCATGACTATCGGTATGTTCAAAAGCTTCGGTCAAAGAAGAAAGTAAGGCCTCTCACTCTTGGTAGCTTGGTTCATTCCTGTCTCGAGTATCGAGCCCTTGGCAAAAACTGGGTTCAGGCCATCAAAGAGTTCAAAACAGGTGACTGGGCTAAGCTATTCGAGGAGGAACGAGTTGAACTGGGCGATATCCCTAATGATGCTTACCGTATTATGAGGGGATACCACTACTACTATTTGGAGTCAGATAAACGATACAAGACCGTTGCTGCCGAAGTACCTTTTAGGGTTAGAATTCCTAATACTCCGGTCGTCTTGGTAGGAGTTATTGACTTGATTCTTCTTGATACTACCGATAACGGTATTTGGTGTTTTGAGCACAAAACCGTTAAGAAAGATATACCCACAGAAGAGTTCAAGATGACCGATTTTCAGACCACCATCTACTTATATGTGATGGAGCAACTCGCCGAAAAACTGGGGTATACCAAGGAACAAATCAAAGGGGTTATCATTGACTACCTTAAAACCACTCCTCCAACAATACCTGAGGTGCTTAAAAATGGCACCCTCTCCAAAAGAAAAATCAAATGCGACCGGTACACTTACCTCGAGTGTATTAAGCGTATCGGTGGTGACCCTGCTGACTATGAGGATATGCTTGAGTATATGGACACTAATGTCTTTTACAAACGAGTTCCTCTCACCAAGTCAGAGGCCCTTTCATCAGCCACACTCGAGGATTTTATCACTTGTGGAAGACAGATAAAAGCCTTAAGTGGAAAATATCCAACCAGAAACTTGTCTTGGACTTGTGATAGACCCCGATGTGAGTATCGTGACCTTTGTATGGCTGATGTTCAAGGGCTTGATACCTCTATGCTGATTCAGTTAAACTTTGAGAAAGGAGACGAAAGCGATGGCGACGAAGAGAAAGAAACAGGAGATATCGAGTGATTTCGACTTGGACCTCGATGACTCCACTTCAATGAATGAAGTACCCGAAGGTATGACGACTCAGGCTAAGACATCTATCGACTTGGGTGATTTCTCTGAATTTGAGTCCGGTATTCAGGCTATCACCTATGAGTCGGAAGAGCACATTAAGGCTCTGTTTTACGGTCCCAATGGCACTGGTAAAACTACTGTAGCTGGCACTTTTCCAAACCCCATCATCTTTGATGTAAACGAGAGAGGAACTCGTGTTTTAGCCACAGAAGATGGTCGTGTGAAGAAAAGGGCGGTTGATGCCTTTGAGATGTTGGTTCAGGGGTATTGGTTCTTGAAGGCCGGTAAGCACCCCTACAAAACGGTAGTCATAGACAATATTACTACACTGCAAGAGGTTGCTATGAGGTATATCATGAATAAGGAGGCTGACTTTGACCTCTCAAAAGACATGGATATGCCTACAAAACGGGATTGGGGTGGATTATCTCAGATTCTGAAGAGGTGGCTTATTGACTTCAGAAATTTGCCTATGAATGTGGTGTTTATTGCACAAGAGAAGAGGGATAAAGATGAAGACTTAGAGTCCGACGATGCTTCCGTATACCCGATGGTCACTCCTTCTGTGAGGGGCATTATTGGTGCTGCCGTTGACGTTATCGGTAGAACCTATGTCTCTGAAACAACTAACCCTGATACCGGCAAGATTAAAACTCGATTCTGCATGAGGTTGGCCCCAGGACCCAGGTATCTCGCAAAAATTCGACTTCCAGCAGGCGCCCAAACCCCTAATTCTATCGTAAATCCTAGCTATGCAGCTCTCCAAAAAATTATGAATGGCGAATACACGCCGAAAGGAGTAAACAAAGATGCCTAAGATTAACATTGACTTTACCAACGTGGAGGATGGTTTTTCATTACCCTCAGAAGGTGAGAAGATTTGTAAGGTTAAGGCTATTACCCTCGAGGAGGGTACTAAGGCCAAATACCTGAAGTGGCAACTTATCATTGGCACTGGCCCCGATAAGGGTTCCAGTATTTTCCACAATACTACTTTGTCCCCGGCTGGCTTGTTC